CACAACAAATGCAACCACAACAAATGCCAGTACAGGCAGAACAACCTCCAGCACAAATGGAGCAAGGCAGAGGATTAGCCTTACCACAATAATCCTCATTTTGTTGGCTTTACCTAACCCCCCCTCGTAGGCTACGGTTGGCCCCAACATAGGAGTAAGAATATGGTAGATCAAGTCGGTGTCGTAGAACCTGTAAAAAAAGTTACAGGATTTGCAGGAGAAAAATATAATACAAGAAAAACAGTTGAAGATGAAGAGAAAGAATTAGAAGAGTTAAAAAAAGAACAAAGTGCAGAAGAAAAAAAAGCACAACAAGAAGTTGAAGATGCTGTGGAACCAGATGATCCAGAAGAAAGAACTTTTAAAAAGCGATATGGTGATTTAAGGAGACATAACCAAAAACAAAAAGAAGAGTATGCTGAAAAGCTTTCTTCTTTAGAATCTCAACTTTCTGAAGCTACAAAAGCACAAATAGAATTACCAAAATCAGAAGAAGAAATTGAATCTTGGTCAAAAGAATATCCTGATGTAGCTGCAATAATAGAAACAATTGCAATCAAAAAAGCCAAAGAACAGTCTGAAGATTTAGAAACCAAAATGAAAGAAATTGATAATCTTCAAACTTTAGCAAAAAAAGAAAAAGCAGAAGCAGAACTTTATGCAATACATCCTGATTTTGAAGATATTAGAGGGACTGATGATTTTCATCAATGGGCAGAAGAACAGCCTAAGTGGGTGCAAGAAGCTTTGTATGAAAATGAAACTGATGCTCGTTCTGCAGCTAGAGCAATTGATCTATATAAAATTGATAAAGATATAGATAAACCTAAAAAGAAAAGTAGAAAAAATTCTGCTGCTGAAGAAGTAAGTACAAAGAGCAGAAAAAATTCTCCACCGTCTAATAAAGATGCTTCACAATGGAGAGAATCTACCGTAGATAAAATGAGTGCTGATGAATACGAAAAAAATTCAGAAGAAATTATGGAATCAATTCGTTCTGGCAACTTTATTTATGATATATCTGGAGAAGCTAGATAAAAATAAATTTTTAGCTTGACAAACTACAATAATTAACTATAAAGGTATTAGTTAAAGAACTAGGCCCATATTATTATGCTACCTCTAGTTTTTTATTATACGCTTTTCGGTATACCTAGCAACAAGGCCGATAAATGTTTGATCACTATTTATCTTACCCTCAATGTAGCTGGCCCCTAGAAAAGTTAAACCTTGTGGTGTGACATTTATGTTACACTCGTAGGCCATGCTGCCTACTAGTAACGAGAAAAGGAGAAATATTATGGCTTTTCAACGTGCTGCAGGGTATAACAATTTGCCGAATGGCAATTTTAGCCCTGTTATATACTCTAAACAGGTACAGGTCGCTTTTCGTAAGAGTTCTGTAGCTGAAGGTATTACCAATAACGATTACTTTGGTGATATCGCAAGTTTTGGTGATACTGTACGTATTATCAAAGAGCCTGAGATCACGGTCAGATCATATGCCCGTGGTACTCAAATCTCTCCTCAAGATCTTGATGATGAAGATTTTAGTTTGGTCGTAGATCAGGCTAATTACTTTGCTTTCAAGGTTGATGACATTGAAGAAGCACATTCTCATGTGAATTTTCAGTCAGTTGCATCTGATCGTGCAGGTTATCGCCTAAAAGATCAGTATGATGCAGAAGTATTGGGATACCTTTCAGGTTTCGCACAAGCTTCTGTAAGTGCAGTTGCCAGTACCGCTAATACTACGGTTTCTGGAACTAAAGCTGTATCAACTGCTGGTACGGACGAATTGTTGACTTCAATGAAATTGAGGAAAGATTCTTTTGGCAATATTACGACCAGTTCTGCAGGGGATCATTCGATTCCTATTGCGCCAAGGTTGCCGGGAGCTAGTGCGCTTCCGACTGCTACGGCCTCGCCTAACATGGTTATTGCCAGAATGGGTCGTCTTTTAGATACTCAATTTGTTGACAAAGATGGTCGCTGGTTGGTAGTGTCTCCACACTTTATGGAAGTTTTGATGGATGAGGATTCTCGTCTTTTGAATCAAGATTTTGGTGAAGCTGGAGCGATACGCAACGGCCTTGTTCTCAACAATCTTTACGGCTTCCAAGTTTATGTCTCTAACAATCTTCCAGCAGTAGGTACTGGTCCCGGAACAAGTGGTACGGCAAACCAGAACTCTAACTATGGTGTGATTGTAGCTGGACATTCAGCTTCAGTAGCCACCGCAAGCCAGATTACGAAGACGGAATCGTATCGTGATCCTGATAGCTTTGCTGATATCGTTCGTGGTATGCATCTTTATGGTCGTAAGATTTTACGTCCTGAAGCTATTGCCACTGCGAAATACAATATAGCATAGAGGAGGTACTACACAATGGCAACTTTTGACATGACGGCTAAAGCTACTACTGGCGTAAGTGCCAATTCTATTGCATCTAATCAAGTTACTCGTCCCGGAAGTGCTATGCGAATGGTAGATGCCATTCTAGACATGGACGCTCTAACTGCAGATGGCTATAGTTGTACAAATGGTGATATTTTCCAGCTTCTTGAAATTCCTGCAAATACTTTTGTTTTGTTTGCTGGAGCAGAAGTTCTTAAAGCTTTTGATGGTAGCTCCCCAACAGTAGATATTGATTTTGCTGAAGGTGATGATATTATTGATGGTGGAGATGTTACCTCAACAGGTATTCTCGCTGAAGGAACAAATGGTCAGGCCAATGACGTTATTACTGGTGCTGACTCTTTGTTTGAATGTTTCGTAACGACTACGGATACGATTGATGTTAAGTTGATTGCTAGTTCTGCTGACGTTTCTTCTGGTAGGCTGCGTGTTTACGCATGTCTAGTTGATGTAAACGGCTATGCAGAAGCTGCAGATGAAGTTGATCGAGATCAGCTTGCTTAGTTAATTTTGGTGGGGAGGGGAAGTATATTCTTCTCCCCATCATTTTTATATATAGGATAACCGATGGCAAATACTTTTTTAATATATACTAATGATGTTCTTGCAAAAATGAATGAAGTACAATTAACTTCATCTGATTTTAGTAGTTCGCGTGGTATTCAAACACAAGCAAAAAATGCTGTAAATCAAGCTATTAGATATATTAACCAAAAAGAATTTGCTTGGCCTTTTAATGCAGCAGAAGCCTCAAAAACACTAACTGCAGGAATTACAAGATACTCACTACCCTCTAATACAAAATGGGTAGACTATGCTTCTTTTAGAATTAAAAAAAGTGATACATTAGGAAATGCTACACAACATTTATCTGTACTAGATTACCATGAATACTTAGATAAACATATTAATCAAGAAGATGAAGTTGTAAGTACAGCATTAAATGGTTCTCATACTGATTCTGTTACAACTATAACAGTTGATTCAACTACAGGATTTGATTCTACTGGTACAATTGTTGTTGATACAGAAGAGATTACATACACAGGAACTAGTTCAACTACATTTACAGGAGCTACAAGAGGAGCAGGAGGAACAACTGCTGCTGCTCATTCAGATGACGCTACTGTAACACAATTTGATGGTGGTAGTATTCCTACACATGTAATTCGTACTCCTGATAATGGATATGGTTTATTTCCATATCCAGATAAAGCATATACGTTAGCTTTTGATTATTATACGCATCCTAGTTCTGATTTAGATGCTCATGGTGATACAACTACTATTCCAGATAGATTTAAGCATATAATTGTAGATGGAGCAGTATCTTATGTATACTTGTATAGAAGTGAAGTACCTTTATACGAAAGAAGTTTTGCATTATTTAATGATGGTATAAAACACATGCAAACACTTTTAATAAATAGATTTGATTATGTGCGAAGTACTTACATACCTCGTTCAACTAATTCTGCATATACCACATCTTCATCATTTTAGTTATAAAGAAAGGAAAATAAAATGACGCAAATACCTCAAGGTAATAATATGTTTTGGGATGTGCAGTCTGTAATTACTGTAGGTTCTAGCGCAGCCCAAACAAATGTTTCAAGTTATAATGTAGCTACAATGCATTTAAATGGAGAAGCGTATGTTAATTT